ACATCCGCGCCACCGGCCAGAGACACAACCAGAGCCGTGTCAAGATCTTGGTCCCGAAAGAACTCGTTCCAGATCTGCGCATAGGCGCGAAACGGCAGGGCGCTCACCTGCAAAGAGTCTACGCCAGTAGGGACACCAAGGTAATCAGCCAGAGAGCCCACAACAGCACCGCCGACAGCAGGAAGTGTAATGGTCGGAAATGTCGGCACAGAAGTACCCAAAGGACCGCCAGTGATAAAGTCCTCGAACTCGGTCCAAAGGAGACGGAGAGGACAGAAGAAATGATGAATGCGAACGTCCACCGGATGCATGACAGGCGACAGAAGCGGCTGAGTGCGAACAATAGCATTCAAATGGTGCTCCACATCATCGCCGGGCAGAACCTCAGTGAGCCCAGCGGGAATCAACTCGCCAAGATCACCAGTGAACAATTTGTCATACGACAGATTAAACTTGGTCTTCTTCATAACGTTTTCCTTGCGCGCCGAATTTCATCACGACCAACCAGGGCGTCGGCATCGCCCTGATGCAGTTCCCGAAGGACATCCTTCAAGGAAAGAGAATTGTTAAAAGCGAACTCACGCACAGCGGCCATGTCGGCCGCCACGACACCCTCAGGCGTATTAGCAGGGCGCCCGATCCTTGTTCGCAAGCGACGTTTCAACGTCTGGCCTATAGGCCACAGCTTGCCACTAATGCGGATGACAGACGGAACGTCTGGCATCCGTGTGAGGTCTTGACCGAGAAGTTCAGAAGCAATGTCTTCAATCATCCCAGAGCCCAAGCTGTTTGATTTGAGGGAGAACTCCGGTTCCCGATCCCCGAGACGCGGATCGTCCCACTTGGTCATCTTTTTTACGACGTATCCCGCGATATATTCCATCGATTCCTTGGCTAAAATGCCAGTCTGGGTGTGCCCTAGTCCCCACGCGTCCAACACAATGCGTTCCGCAATAGACGAGGAATTTCGGATGGGAACACGCATCGCCGTTAAGGCCGAACCTTGCAAGCCAAAGATCGCGGCATGATAGTGAGGCCGCTGGGTCTGCTCGCCATATTCCCCGACTAAGAAATACCGAATGCGGTGGGGCTCCAAGCGCTTCCGCAACCGCTTGAGAAATAGAGTTGCATGTTCCCTCTTTAAGGTGGGAGTGCCGCTCCCAGCTAAAGGTAAGTTTTCCTGAGAGTACGTCAGAGTCAAGAATGCACTTTCCTTGTGTGTCGTGGCTTCCATCATCATGCGAGTCGTCCATACTCTCCTCCCATTAATGCGACAAGCCGTGCACTGACCACAGGGCACGGCTTGAGATTTCACGACGATAGGACGATGGCACTTCATCACATGCGCGTCCCGATACGCGAGGCGAAAATATTCCGCCCCACAGTCGAACCGCCACGACGACGACGCATCTTCTTGAACGAACGACGACGTTTAGATTTGAACCTCATGTTAACCTCCCTTCTCACCAGCCAGAGCTTCTAACAGGTTCCCGATTCCGCTTGCCCCGAAGCCAGCCGATAATCCTTTTGAGATCATCGTAGTCCTTTGTAGCGATGCCAGGATAGCCATTGATAGCCGCATCGATCTGAGACTGCAACCAGTCGCGCACAGGCTTGTCGGCATCATTAATAAAGCGAGCACCGCCGATGAAATCAGCGATCTCGCCATATTCGTTTTCGAGGTCTTGAGCCTGAGAGTCCGACAGCTTCGGAGAGATACGAAGATTCCCAACCCGAACGTCCCGACCAGACGCTTGCCCCGGTATGATACTCTTGCCGCCAACGGCAGGAGGTTGACCCGCAACGCGTTGCTCATTGATGATTTGATTTTTCAGCAGCGTGTTTTCGAGCGAACCACGCTCCAACTGCAACGCCTGTAAACGTGCAGTGTAGGCATCAATCTTTTCACCAGGCGACTTAGCAGCGTCCGCCGCACGACCCAGGTCTTGTCCCATAGCCGAGATTGATTCAGGAAGGCCACCAGACGATATAGGCTGATAGGCCGTTGTAGGAGCGCCGAGAGCAAACAGCGGATGAACGCCCGCAGCCTCGGCGTCCTTTACTTTCCACTGAATGCCATTTTGAGCGAACGCGAGTTGCGTATCGCGCTCTTTTTTTGCCGCCTTGTTACCAAGCAGCCCGCCGAGCAGATTTGCACCGGCGGTGATTAGGGAACCAAACATTTAGCACCTCACATTTGAGTTTTCGGTAAACCTACGGGAACGTTTATTCCCAGAACCCTTGCCGACCCTTTTGGAAGCGAAAAGGACTTCGCGCCTCTCAGATCGGCTCACGCACACAGGTTTTTTGATTGAGTGCGTAACTTGTTCGTTGATTATTGGAAACATTTGGGGGTCGGGCACCATGGACTGGTTTTTTTTCCCGACCCCCTTCCGGCGTGCCCCCGATCTGGTGATACGCAGATCACGCCGTACACTGTTAAGCAACTCACGCTTAGTTTGGGGTGCAGCGAAGCCCTGTATAGGTCGAAGCGCCGTCAGTTTCAACAGTTTTAGTGACAGCTTTGGGCTAGACACCAGGTGTCGCACATTCCTGTTTTGGACGCCGCTTCTATTGGACTTCTTCTTACCCATTTTGACCCCTCCTAGGTGTCAATTATAACAGTAGGTATCAAGTCACCTACTGTTTTTTCGCCGCCCCGGCGGCGAGGTCTGGCGCGGTATCCGCGCCAGTCTTTATGTCAGGGGGTGGCTCTTGAGTGGTACCACGCGCCATCACCTCCTCAGCAAGCGCACGATTCTGAAGATCGATCGAATATTGCGACATAGTCGACATGTCCTCCTCCTCCGAGAAATCGTCGTGATCTTCTTCTTCGCCATCGAAGCCGGTCCCCAAATGTTGCCGAAGTGCTTGGGCGACGAGTTGAGCAACAACGTCGCCCATTGAAGCCGCTACCGTCGCCCCGATGGCGATCTCGAGCGGCGTCGGGTCGAGGATTTCCCGACCGTATTTGTCGATTCGGCCCTCAGAAGTCTTGGGAGCCAGAACCGGAGAAACATAATCGTCGTTCTTAGACATGACATTTTATTCCTTTATTGAGATTGTAATTTCGGGATTGAAATTACGAAATGAACGACGTGCCGACAGGAGCGACGACACGCCGAGCCATCATACGATGGCGACCCATCACCAGCAGCACGTCATTCGCCGGCACAGGAAACACCCGCTCAGATGGGACACACTTCACGAAAGAAGCATTGAGAGCAGGATTAGAACCGAACTCGCGAGCAAGATGCCAGTAATTAAGAACGCTAGTCCGAAACTCACCAGACAGAGAATTGCCCTGCTGACGATATTCATCGTAGCGATCCTGATAGCCGAACGTGCCCTCCGGCGTTGTATGAGCAGCATAGACTTCCTTGTTCTTGATGGCCTGTTGCCCGATGTGCTGATACTCAGCCTGGAAGAAATCTTCCTTGACACGACGATTCCACGTCTTGTGCAGCCCCTGAAAATAAACAGTCTTAGGCCGGACCGAGAACACGGTCACGATATAGCCATGCTCAGGGATAGACCGACGATAGCGGTTAGACTTCATAGCAGCGATACCATGGCCCCGCATGGTGGCGACAGGATTCGCACCGTCAGCAGCGGTCTGCAGGACTTCCGAGAACTGAATTGTCTCATTGCCCCCGCCAAGATACTCGGGCTTGTCAAGCCTCGCATCAAGATTTCCCACACCGTAGTCACGAAGCATATCCTCATACTTCGAGCCCTTGCGAAGACGCCGCTCCATGAGACGTTGAGCGGCTAACGATTGCCGAAGCACGTTGACAGAGACACCCGAAGCCGCCGCCAAGTTGGCGACGATAGTACCGTTGGGGTCGATAAAATATTTGGTCCCAGAGTTGGAGTTCAGATCAGCGATAGGCGCGCCAGCCGACGTGTACAGACTGTCAGACGCCACGGTAGCATCAGCACCGTCCACAGCCTTTTTGAGCTTCGCAGGCGCATTAGTACCTGACAGAATAATCGGAGCCGTAGAGCCCAGAGGAATAGTCACCGTCGGACCCTTTTGCTCAGTAGCACGCGCCGACGTGAAATAATCCTTCTCCCATGAGCACGTCTGGAGAGACGTATTGGTCGTCACATCCGCGCCACCGGCCAGAGACACAACCAGAGCCGTGTCAAGATCTTGGTCCCGAAAGAACTCGTTCCAGATCTGCGCATAGGCGCGAAACGGCAGGGCGCTCACCTGCAAAGAGTCTA